TGCTGTACGCTGGCGCGATGACGGTGTTGCTCCTACGGCAAGTGTAGGTATGCCATTGGCGGCTGGTGTGACGCTTCAATACGACGGCGACCTGACTCAAATTCAGTTTATTCAAAACGGCGGCACTGCCGAATTGAACGTCACCTATTACACCTAAGAGGCTGCATCATGAATGTCCACGGCGATACCGGGAACATAGATTCCGCAAAATTCCTTGAGTACATCGTTAACCAGTTTCCTGGTGATCTGAAGTCAATGGTTGAGGCGCGTGATGAACTTGCCAAGCGCCAGGGCGCAATGAGCGCGGTGGAATCTGCCGTTGCTGATCGTGCAGCCGCCAGTGCTGCGTTGGAAGCAGCCAAAGCAGAAGCCAAAGATTTGTTGGCCGACGCCAAAGACAAGAATGCTGCTGCTACGGCTAAAGGCAAAGAGTTGGACGTTCGGGAAAAAGCATTTGCCGCCCGTTGTGCTGACATGGAAGTGGCTTTGCAAGCTAAAGCTGATGCCGTTGCTGAACGTGAACGCCGGGTTTCTAGCAATGAAGTCTCTCAGGCTACGCTCAAAGACAAACTTGAGGAGCGTTCTGCCCAGCTAGATGCTGACCGTGCGGTTCTTGATTCTCGCGTCAAGGCATTCCAAGACAAAGTTGCTGCTCTCAGCGTTTAAGGGTAAATCATGACTGCACTTGCCACGCCACCCAAACTCCAATTTTTGGACGCTAACGGTGCGCCGTTGGTAGGCGGCAAACTGTACACCTACGTTGCCGGTACAACCACCCCACAAGCCTCCTACACCGATTACGGCGGTGGGACTGCCAATGCTAACCCTGTCATCCTAGACAGCCGTGGCGAGGCTTCTGTGTGGCTTGGTACGGCCTTGTACAAGATGGCTTTGTACAGCGCCACCAATGTGCTGATCTGGACGGTGGACAACATTGGTGGGTTTGCTACCTTGGCGCAATTGGCCGCATCTGGTGGGTCTAACTTGGTTGGGTTCTTGCAGGCAGGCACAGGGGCTGTAGCTACTACGGTACAGGCGAAATTCCGCACAGATTTACCAAGCGTCACTGACTACGGCGCGGTTGCTGATGGTGTTACAGATAACACCGCAACCATGTTGGCGGCTGCCGTTTCAAGCGGCAAGAAATTTTTGATCGTACCGTATGGCGTCAAGTACAACCGTGCAACATTGTTAGCTGAAGCAACGTTTCCCGATGATGTTGTGTTACTTGACCTCTCTGGTATCAATGACTTTACGGCTTCTGGGGAAACCACAAAGCATTACGGAATTGTCTCAAAAGACTCTGCCCCTGACGATACCCATTGGGCGATTGATTCGGGCCATCACCCGATTATTAATACCAACAACTTTGGAACATCAGGTACTGCAAGCGCAGATGAACGCAAAGCATCGTGGATCTGGAGCGCTGGGCAATTTGCACTCGGGGCCACTGATAAACGCGGTTTTCGTGGTGCGGCAATTCAGCAATTTACACAAGAAACCGGCGATACTTTTTGGAAATGGCAGATTCGCTCCTTGGCTCCGTGGGTGTCAATTGACGGAGAATATGAATATTGGGAAACAGGTCAGGTTATTTCCGGCGCTGGAGTTTATCGTTTAGGAACGACTTCTCAGCAATATGTATCGGCTGGCGGCGGAACTTGTGGAGCTACACCCCCAACGCACACAAGCGGAACGGTTAGCGATGGTGGTGTAAGTTGGACATGGATTGATTCAGGTGATCGCACACTATTCCAATGTGATCAATACGGTCGGTGGATTATTGGGGCTGGGACAACTGGTAATGCAACTTGGTTTCACAAAGTCAATCAAACTGATCCAGCTGGACAATATAGATTTACAGGGGTATCAACTGGCGTATCTAAATATGCTCAATTGACATTAACCCCAACTGACGGTGCGGCAGCAGAAGTATTGCAGCCGTTTTTGAGGGCGGAAGCTGGTATTGGTTTGCGCGTTATGAACTCCACTGGGTCAACCGACTTGGCTCGCTTTAGTGATACAGGTGGACTAATTGCAAAAGAAGTTGCTTCTGTATTTACAACTAATGCAGCGACTGGAGCAACCCCAAGCGTAGATGGTATCGGGACGCTGCTGATCAACAACGCTGGTGCCCAAAACATCACGGCATTGAATAGTGGTTCGGACGGACAGATAGTGCAATTGGTATTCCAGAACGCAAACACAACAATGGTAAGCAGCGCCACACTTTTAATGGCTGGTTCTGTGAACGTCACTCCTACGGCATGGTCAGTCATTACCATGTTAAAAGTCCCTACAAGCACTTCAGACCGTTGGATTGAGTTGTCTAGGTCTATTAAATAACATGACCCACACCGCCACCGGCCTAATATCTAAGGTATAAATTATGGCAAACAGTAAAATTTCTCAATTGCCTGTTGCTGCTTCTTTGGCGTCGGCAGATGTTGTAGCAGTTGTACAAGGCGGCGTGACCAAGCAAGCCGCGTTATCTCTTACTCCTTACCTCCCCGCAGGCGCTGGTGCTGTGGCTACAACTGTGCAGACTAAGTTGCGGGAGAGTGTAAGTGTGCTGGATTTTGGGGCTGATCCTACTGGGGTAGCTAACAGCGCGACAGCATTCAGCAATGCAATTGCTGCGGCAAAAAATGTTTACGTACCAACCGGCACGTATTCAATAGGCTCAAACATTTCTATTACTTCAGTTGTTCGTATTTTTGGTGATGGTGTTGGCGCAACAGTTATTGAGCGCAATTACTCACCGGGTTCTGATACACAAGGCGTTTTTGCGTTTTCTGGTAGCGGGACGACTGGTTGCATCAGCAACATGACAATCCGTTCCAAAACCGGGCAAACAGGTGGCTGTTTGGTTAGCATTGTTTCTGGTGCATCGGACAACTTAGGCTTGTACCGATTCGATTGGGTGGACTTTACGACGACCGGCACAAGTACACACCAATACACCGTTTACATGGACGGTACTGCCAAAACTTCTGCTCCTATTGGTATTCGCGGCGTGGACTTTACGGGTTGCTCTGTATTTGGCGGCGGTATATCTACATTGCTTGTTAAGGGCGTGTTGAAGTTTTCATTTTTGGGCGGTGGTTGTTACCCCGCTGGTGGAGCAGGAACGTCAAATGTCCGATTTGACGGTACGGCCAGTGTCCCAACAACTAGTTTCCAATTTTCTCCCGCAGATTGCAGTTGCCCTATTAGTTTTGATTACGCAGGTTCTGGGTTCTTTAGTTGCGGTTTAATGGGGGCCATTACAAATACAGCAAATACCAATACTGTATTTGGAGTTGGGTTCTCTGCTAGTGTCCAAAACAATTGGAACACCAGTGCTTTTATCAATTCGCAAACGGGCATAACAATTGCCAGTGCTGCAAAAATTTCTAATATAAGTTCTCCACAATACGCAGTAGAAATGAATGGTGTAATTGGTGCGTACTCAAAGCCGGGTTCAGTGACTCAAATCGGCCAGATTGGGGCGGCGTATACAACAAATACTACCAGCGGCCAAACATTTACTTTCAATACCGGAAGTGGGAAATTGTTTCACATTGCTACCGGTGGTGGCGCGGCATGTTTGGTGTTTGCGGATTACAAATCAACCACGATTACGTTAGTTGCTAACCCATCTTCCGAATTTCAAGCGTCAGCAAGCCCTACTGCTGGTCAAACTGGGATATTTAAGTCTTCAAATTCCCACACTATATCCATCATAAACAATACGGGGCTTGCAACTAATTATTCAATGCTTGTAGTCGGCCCAGTGACCGGCTCTACTGACCCAGTTTAATAACATGACCCACACCGCCACCGGCCTAATCCTCGCGTATATGCGCTTCTGCGGCTTCCACGGCTGGACTAGCTTTTGGGGCAGCATCTACCTTGCCCCCGGCTACGAGATGCACCAAGCCCTGATCCGGCACGAGCGCAAGCATCTGGAGCAGATGCAGCGCGATGGCAAGCTGATCTACCTGATCAAGTACAGCTATTGGCTGTTGCGTTATGGGTATCAAAATAACCCATACGAAGTTGAGGCTCGCGCAGCAGAATGATTTTTTGGCATAATAGCCCCGTACTGGCTCGGTAAACCAGGGAATCTCAGGATTCAAAATGTCAGAAGTAGAGCAATCAGCGGAGTTAGCCCCCGCGCCGGAACTGGAAGCCACGGCGGCCACACCAGAACCTGTAGTTGAAACGCCGGAAGTTGAGGCTCCCAAGACTTTCTCGCAAGAGGAACTTGATGCCGCAATTGGAAAACGTCTCGCAAGAGAGCAGCGAAAGTGGGAACGAGAGCGACAGCCTGCGCCACCAGTGGCAGTGGACTTACCTCCGCAAGATCAGTTTGAGTCGGTTGATGCTTACGCAGAAGCCAAGGCTTATAAGCTGATTGAGCAGCGGGAAATCCAGAAACAGCAAGCTGAGATTCTTGATAACTATCATGAGCGTGAAGAAGCGGCTCGGTCTAAGTACAGCGACTTTGAACAAGTTGCCTACAACCCGAACCTGAAGATCACAACCGTGATGGCGCAGACGATTCAATCGTCGGATATTGGGCCTGACTTGGTTTATCACCTTGGCTCAAATCCGAAAGAGGCAGATCGTATTTCTCGACTATCGCCTATTTTGCAGGCAAAAGAGCTTGGACGGCTTGAGGCTAAGTTAGCCGATAACCCCGTTCAAAAACGCACTTCTGGTGCGCCTGAACCGATTTCACCTGTCACTGCCCGAGGGGTAAGTTCTGGGTCTTACGACACGACTGATCCACGGTCTACCAAGACCATGACGACTAGCCAGTGGATTGAGGCCGAGAGAGCGCGACAAGTGAAAGCGCAACAAGCGCGTAAGTTTTAATTTGTTTTTAAGGAAATATCGTGGCTAATAGCATTCTTACCATTGACATGATCACCCGGAAGGCTCTCGAAATTCTCGAGAACAACCTTGTGATCACCCGCAACGTGAACCGCCAGTACGATGACAGCTTTGCTGTTAACGGTGCCAAGATTGGTTCTACCCTGCGTATCCGCCTGCCTGACCGCGCTTTGGTCACTGACGGTGCCGCCCTGCAAGTTCAGGACGACAACGAGCAGTTCACGACCCTGACCGTGGCAAGCCAGAAGCACATCGGCGTGAACTTCACTTCCGCTGAACTGACCATGCAGATGGACGACTTTGCAGACCGGGTACTGAAACCCCGTATCTCGCAGTTGGCCGCCAGCATTGACGCAGACGTTGCCAACGCCTACAAGTCGATCTACTCAACCGTCGGCACTCCTGGCACGACCCCTGCTACTTCTTTGGTGCTGCTGCAAGCCCAGCAGAAGCTGAACGAAAACGCTGCCGTGATGTCGCCGCGCTACGCTACCGTCAACCCTGCCGCCAACGCTGGCTTGGTTGAAGGCATGAAAGGCTTGTTCAACCCAACCGACACCGTGTCACGCCAGTTCAAGAACGGCATGATGGGTACTGGTGTTCTGGGCTTTGAAGAAGTCAACATGAGCCAGTCCATCAAGGTTCACACCACTGGCACACGGTCTACGACTGACACGATTTTGGTCAACGGCGCTGTCTCCACTCAAGGTCAATCAACGATCAACCTTGACGGCGGTACTGCATCGGCTACGATTACTCAGGGTGACGTGTTTACCATTGCAGGCGTGTTCTCTGTTAACCCACAGACCCGCGAGTCCACTGGTTCGTTGCAGCAGTTTGTTTGCACCTCTACCGCCACTGCATCTTCTGGTGCTTGGACGAGCGTTGCAATCAGCCCGGCAATCTACACCAGCGACAGCGCCCTGGCTACCGTTAACAGCTTCCCCGCTGACAACGCTGCCGTGACCTTTGTTGGCACTGCTTCTACCGGCTATCCGCAAAACCTGGTCTACCACAAGGACGCCATCACGTTTGCAACCGCTGACCTTTTGATGCCCCAGGGCGTTGACATGGCCGCTCGCGCAAACCACAACGGCATTTCGCTGCGTGTTGTTCGTCAGTACGACATCAACAATGACCGTATGCCTTGCCGGATTGACGTTCTGTACGGCTTTGGTACCATTCGTCCTCAAATGGCCGCCCGTATCTGGGGCTAAATTGAATGGGGCTTCGGCCCCTTTCTTCGTAACATCTTTCAAAGGAAATTATCATGGCTCTCCCAAATTCTGGCGGTGGGTATCAGTTCACTGATGGCAACACCAATGAAATCGTCATGGGCGTTCAAGCCGCCCCTCAGACAGCAACTGCAACGGCCACGCTGACCGCTGCACAAGTTACTGGTGGTATCTTGGTGGGCAACCCGTCTACCACTGCTGCTTCGTACACGCTGCCAACGGCTGCGGCAATCGACGCCGTGTTCAACAACTCCAAGCCCAACAGCACGTTCCGCTTGGTCGTGATTAACTTGGGTACTTCCACCGGTCTGATCACGATGGTTGTTGGAACCGGTATTACTGCGGTTGGTAACCTGGTCGTTGCTATTACCGGCAGTTCCGCTGGTGTTGGCGGTGCAGCCGAGTTCTTGTTCCGCAAGACCGGCGATGCTGCCTACACGATGTATCGCGTTGCTTAAACCAAATGGGGGCTTCGGCCCCTGTTTTTAAAGGAACAATCATGACCTCTAATACCAAACCAATTGGTGTTGCTTTTGAAGACCAAGACATTATTGGGTCTAACTTTGTACTGTCTGGTGGCGAGTTGGGCTACACCTCAGAAGCAAGCGGCACAGTAACTCAATTGACAGACAAGTCTACAGGGGTAACTCTGAACAAGTCTGCTGGTCAAATCACTATGAACAACGCCGCTTTGGCTAACGCTACAAACGTTTCATTTACGCTGACCAACAGTGTCATTGGCGTAAAAGACGTTGTAGTTTTGAGCGTGTCTTCTGGCGCTACTGCTGGTGCATACAATTGCTGGATTTCTGGCAAGGCTGTTGGAAGCTGCACAATCACATTGCGTAACCTTTCAGGCGGCTCGCTGTCTGAAGCCGTTGTGATTAACTTTGCAGTTATCCACGTTCAGTAAACCAAATGGGGGTTAACTACCCCTATCTATAAATATGGTCATCTATCTACGTCACCCGGTTCACGGTACGAAAGTGGCTTGCGCTGAAAAGGAAGCTGACTACGACGAGCAAAATGGCTGGGTAAGGTATGATTTGGATGACGTTGAGCCTCCTGCCACGGTAAACGAAATGCGGCGTCCCCGTGGCAGGCCGCGAGTTGGA